CTGCTGGCCCTATGGGATAGCTGCTGACGCCCAAAACAATATCATTCTGACTGGCAACTTTTACGGAACCTATGATTTCGGTGGTCAAACGTTGAGCAATCCCGTCAACATCCAAATCTGGGATGGCTTCGTAGCTAAATACCAAAGCACTGGTGGCAACCTGATTTGGGCGCGTGATTTTGGAGGCACTAATAGCGATACTGGATTTGGAGTAGCTGTCGATTCATCTGGTAACCCCATAGTGACAGGCTACTTTAGCGGCACAGGTATCTTCGATGCTCATTCACTGATCGGTGCGGGTTCGCTCGATTGTTTCTTAATAAAGATGATTGCGTAAGGGCTAACGCTTGAACAAATGCTTTCTGGCAGAGATGAGTTCGTGAGAAAAACCGAGGTCCATATAATAAGCGATAGCTGCGCTTAGACTGCTCCCAATGGGAACCGTGGGGGCACCGTCGCTGCCGTCAATCCAACTGACTTGCAGTCCCGTCTGGATGTATTCCTGATTCGAGCCTCGATGCCATGTGTCTTGATCCTGTAAAATCACTGCATAATGCTTATGTCCTGGATTACCTTGAGCTGGTGCCTTAAAGGATGTGAATGTGAATAACCCTGCTGCAAGCAGCAGGCCGGTGAGTATGAGTTTGGTTTTCATAAAATCTAAAAAATGGAGATGAACGACGGGTTTCTACTGAGAGATCCGATGCGTCGCATCGGGCTGACGTGATTCATTCGTTTTCGTTTTCATGCGGGTCATTCTGATACAGTGCCATTGGTTTCGTCAATAACCATTTTTGCTCTCGACAGATGGCACTTTGATGGTGTCGTGGCTGATCCGAACTTGGGTTTTTAGATGAGCGCGGCAGACGGGCTTCCAGCAATCGCGTCTTATTCCGCCACGCGCTCATAAATCACGGCCATCTTTCCTTTGGGTTTCGTTTTTTCTCTCGACAGATGGCATAAAAGAGGCAATTAGTTCCCAATAGTGAAGCTGAGAATTGTGACGCCGAAAGAGCCAGAGCCATACGCAATCCGCATTGCGTGGGAGTCTCCGCGCTCCAAGCCCAAGACGATCCCGGTATTTCCTGGCATCATTGTCCATAAGGCTAGCGGGAATTGTGGACGCATCAAACGTTTTGAGGCTGCGGTCGGCATTGAACTTGAGGATGCCAAGAAGCCTGATGTAGTCAAGGAGGGGGACAACATCATTGACTATCGCAATGTGCGAATCCGTGGCTACCTCTCGACCTTCAAGAGCACGACGGAATCAGACCGGCACGGTGACTATGTAGATGAGGGCGCATTTCGTGAGACGATTGCCAGGTTCATGTTGAATCCTGTTTTGCTGACCGACCATCGGAATACGGTTGCGATGCTGGCCGGAAACTTTACGATGATGAAGGAAGACAAGAAAGGGCTTTTGTTTGAGGCGACGCTCTCCAATTCTCCTAGCAACATTGATGCACGATTCAAGATTGCGGAAGGAATGCTTAAGACGACGAGCATGGGGGGAATCTTTCATTACAAGGAAGATGGGCGCGGTATTTTCAAAGTGGATCTCTGGGAGGGCTCACTGACGCCAATCCCAGCCAACCCTGATGCGAGATTCAATGTGCGAGCGCTGTCCGATCAGGACAAAAAGTATTTGAAGACGGCGCATCTGTGGACCAGCTACTATCATTTCCTCGAAGCCGAAACACTGCTTGGTCAAACCATGCGGAAGTAACCGAGCATTCAAGTTTCGATCTCCAAACACAACGCAGTGAAACGTAAACTTTCCAAATGAAAAAGAAATTTAAAGATATCAAAACGATGCTGGCAGATGCCAAAGCCGCATGGTTGGAGGCCAAGCGGTCCAAGAAAGCCGAAGCAGAACTTAAGACGCTGCATGCGGCATACTCCAAGTTGCAGATTATCGTCGATGAAGCTGAGGCTGCGGAAGCTGAGGACGATGACGAAATCGAAATCCCGTCTGATAAAGCCAAGAATGGCAAGCAGCAAAAGGCTGACTCAGAAGATGAGTCCGAAGAGAACGAGGACACCAAGACAGTGACGCTCGACAAGCTTCAGGAGATGCTGACTGAGACGGTGGCTGAACAGATCAAGGCGCTGTTGCCAGAGAAGGATCAGAAGGATCAGGTCACCAATGAGAGTATCAAGGCTATCATCAAGGAAGTGATCGAGGCTGGAGAGTCTGAGGACGTGCCGTTGACGAAGGATGCTATCGGCGAGATTATCCAGAAAGTCACAGCAGAACAGATCAAACAGATCCGCAAGGGCTCAAAGCAGCAGTTCGATTCGGGCGACGACAATCACGAAGGCAAGATTGTGATTGAACTTCCGTCGGCGCACACCAAGGGCAACCTGCCGCTCCACATGAAGCAGTTGCTCAACGTGATGATGAAGCGCGACATTAATTCGGGCATCACGGAAGCCCAGTTGACGCGCGGCAAAGCTCTGGGTGATCGGGTCATGGCCAAGATGGTAAGCTTCGCTCGGAGTGGCCAGAAGGCGCTGACATCGACTACGGCCGGCTCTGGAGATGAATGGGTGCCGACGGATTTGAGTTCGGAGTTGCTACGCCGATTCTATCTCTCATCGGATCTTGCTGCGCTGCTGCTGGCCAGAGAGGTGGATATGCCTACGCAACCGTATGAATATCCGCTGGCGACGACGCGACCAACGTTCTATCTGGAGACGACTGAGAATGTGGCGGCAACAGAATCATCGCCGGGGACCAGCAAGGTCACGTTGGACGCCAAGAAGCTGATGGGTCGAACGGACTTTTCTTACGAGGTGGATGAAGATGCCATCATTCCCATCCTGCCATTTGTTCAGGAGCAGCTTGCGAGCGCGGCGGCTGATGCTTACGAATCCGCGGTAATCAACGGTGATACTGCTGGGACACATCAGGACTCGGATACCGAGCTTATCCCGAAAGCAGCCGAGCGATCCTTTAACGGCTTCCGGAAGCTTGCGCTGGCCATCTCGGTGCTGAAGCTTGACCTATCCACAGGCGGCATTAACGAGGCAAATCTGCGGGCTATGAAAAAGGCTCTGAAGAAATATGGTGTGCGCGTGCGCGATCTGCTCTGGATTGCTGGGCCAGCCGGCATCAACGACATGCAAGGCATTGCCAATGTGACTACGCTGGAGAAGTATGGACCGCGTGCGACGATTCTAACGGGTGAACTCGCGTCGTTTCTTGGGATTCCGATCATTGTCAGCGAGCGAGTGCGCGAGGACCTGAATGCATCCGGCGTGTATGATGGGGTGACTACCACGAAGGGCAGCATCTTGCTTGTGAATCTGAACGGCTGGATTCCTGGCCGGCGCCGTGACTTTACGGTCGAGATTGACAAGGACATCAAGACGCAGACGAACTTCGTGGTTGCGAGCTTCCGTCGCGCGTTCACGCCGATTGAGACGCCGAGCGCAACGATCCGGTGGCTTTCGGTCGGGTACAACTTTAATAGTTGATGAATAATTGAATGAGCAAAAGGCGGGGGTTTACAACTCCCGCCTTCTTTGTTAGAACGGAAGCCGAAATGAAAACGAAAAAGGAAACATGAACAAATTCATCTACAAAGGTCCGGATGTTAATCTTGCCCGATTTGGATCAGTCAAGAACAACGATATCTTGTTGCTTACGGAACAAGAGGCGTTGATGGTCGAACGCGACGAAGACAAGCGGTTTGAGCGTGTCGAAGAGACGACAAAGATTCCGGTTGCAGGAACGTTCATTCAGATCGCGCCTGGAATGTCCAAGGAGCAGAAAGAATCGGCAGAGAAGCACAACAAAGCCGAGAAGGAACGACTGGAGGGTTTGGCCAAGGCCAACGATGAAGATAGCGTTCGGACTTTGGAGCTGAAAGGCATGAAGTTCGAGGAACTGGTCAAGGAAGCCGAGCGCATCAACGAGGAAGCAAAAGCTGAGGTCATCAGTTTCAACCCCAAGAAAACATCACGAGCAGCACTGTTGCAGATGGTGCTGAATGCACGACGCAAGTGAGCGGTAGAATCAGAGGAACTATGACATTCCGCAAAGAAGTGTGGAGGAGTTACAAGAATTACTGGACAAGCTACCGCACTAGCCAAATGTGGTTTTCAGATTTAGTAAAAAACGTATTTAGCATCACAGTGTGGCATTGGCGATACAGAAAAGAAGGGCGAAAGTTAGATGAAAACGGTTGCCTCATTGAACCGTGGCTCTCTCAATTTAAGGCGGCGGTGAATGCAAAAAGAGGAAAATAATAATGTCTGTGCTCCTCAATCCATATTGTTCCCTCGATGAACTTAAGCATGAGTTGAAGTTTACGCTCTCGGACACTGCTCGCGACGACGAACTTAAGGAGGCCATCAACAATGCTTCACGGTGGATTGACCAATACATGGGACGGGATTTCTTTTATCACAACCATTTGCTGTCACCTCTTGAGCTGGATTCATTCGATGCGGTGTATGAGAATGAAGTGTTCGTTCCGTTCCGACCGATTCTGAGCATCTCCGAAGTATCATTGGCCGGCACTGTGCTTGTGAGCGGCACGGATTACGTTGCCAAAGGAGTCCTCGCTACACGGGCGGACAGGCTGATTCTCTTGAGTGGTCCTTGGAACCTCTCGCGACCAGACCGGCTGCTTTCTATCAAGGGTGAATTCGGCTATCGACAGATTTCAACTTCAGTGACCGAAGCCGGAGACACAGGCGATCAAGTAGCGACGTGGTCATTGCAGAATCTTGGGATGAACGTGATGTATTGGGGACTTACTCCCTTGGGGGGTGTCAGCGTGCAGATTGACATCTGGAGCGATGCCGCACATACGAATCGTATCGCGACAGGCACAGGCGATTCACCAGGAACGATTGCATTGACGCAGGACAATAGTTCCGGGGTGAGCGGCAGTGTAGTTGTGTCGGGGACAGCGGAAGATCTTGACCCTGCAAATACGTTGACGCCGATAGTCGATACAGCCGTAGTGCCACAGGGAATGCCGCAGCACATCAGTCATGCGACCAGAGTTGTGGCGGCAGCGTTCAGCGGGCATAATCGCAAGGAAGTAGCTGGGTTGGATGGTCAGAAGACGGAACTTCTGGACAACAGGATTCCTAAGACGGTCTATGATATTCTCGGAAAGAAACTGCCGGTTATGATATGAATGGATCACATGATCCAGTTGCTGCATGATACGTCTCACTGCCCAGACCGAACGCGCCCGCGCAATGTGCCAGCGTCTTGCGAACCAAATCTCTCCAGAGAATCTCGATCCCATTGTGGAGAAAGTGGCCTTGCAGACGCTGGCTTCTTTGGTTCAGGCGAGCCCGAAGCGTTGGTTTGGATCGATCCGTTCAGGGTGGACCATCACGACGCCGGTACTGGGCAGCCGCAAGATTGATATTCCAGAAGGCCGCACTTCTCCGAGTGGCACATCAGTGAGACAGATCGCAGGCTTTGTGAATTTCGGGACGGCACGCAATGGTGCGGGTTTCATTTATCCGGTGAAAGCCGAGAGGCTTTATGTTCCTTTGACGCGCCGAGCTGCCGCAGGTTGGCATCGTGGCTTGAAGTGGGGACGTGATTACATTCTCAAGTTGCGTGTGCGCGGCATCAAGGGACAGCACTTCATCGAGCCAGAGCGAGCGAAGGCATTCGAGCGATTGCGGAAAGCTTTGGTGCAAATGGTGCGCAACGCTGCGAGGGGATCGCGTGGGTAACTACTCCGCACCGATTAAGGAAGTCATTGACCGCCTGACATTCCACACAGGCAGCGGGCAACTGCTGGCTGGTCTCAAGTTTCGTTCTGTGCCGCAGGCTCAAGTGGACGGTCGCGATGACTTGCCTAATCTGACGCTGATGGCACCACGAATTACGGAGGGTTATCGCGTCGATAATATCGTTGGGCGCATTACTGTTGAGCTTGGTCTGTCTGTGGACCGCGCGAATGGCATGGAAGTTTTGATGCAATGGGTTGAGAAAGTGTTGGATGCTCTGGAGATGACTGGTTCCGATCCAACGATCTACAATCCAAACCTGAAGAGCATGAAACCATTTGAGGCATCAGTGCCGAATACTTTTGCACTTGACCTGAGTTTGAATGCGCACATAACTATCACCATTGAGCCGAAGCCGCGACACCGAGGCAATCGGCGAGCAACAGTGAATACATAATTTTATGCCACAAGTTGACCCAGCCCACAATCTGATTGCCCTCGTCATTGGCATTGGTGAATTTTCCTTCTCGCCTGGTGCGGTGTCCGTCGCGGACGCTCTGACGAAGGGATACTTGGACTTCGGAAACGTCGTGGCGTTGACTCCAAATGTTGAGTCCACCAAGGAGGAACACTTTGGAAGTTATCGTGGAGTCCGCCGCAAGGACAAGACCATCGTCACCGAGAACCGCCTTGACTATCAGCTTCGGTGTGATGAGTGGAACAAAAAGAATGTCGAGATTGCATTCGGGGCGACGGAAGGATCGGTGTTCACGCAAGCTGCGCTATCGGCGGTAGCCGGTGCGACACTTGGATTCACGGCGGTGCCGGCTGTCATCGGTCGATGGTATGAGTTGCGGACTTCGGCCGGCGCACGGTTGCGGAATCTCACGACGGTAACGATTGCGACGAAGGTTGAAGGCACGGACTTCGTCCTGGACTTGCTCCTGTCCCGCATCAAGTTCCTGACGGCTCAAGCGGCGGATCTTGTTCCGACGATTACCTGCTCAGCTATCACGGCGGGTCAGGCCAATTCAGGATTCCAGTTCACGCCGCTGGCGGACCCCGTGAAGCAGGGCTACGGTCGGCTGACGATCTATGACCAGAATGACAACAACAAAGTCATTTACGATCATTACGAGTTTGCGTGTGAAATATCGGTCGAGACCGTTGCGGAAATAGACGGGACGAGCATCAACGAAATGACCATCACGGTGAGCGTGACGGGGGATGTGCCGGGCACCTACTATCTGCGCGACGAGAACGAGAACGCGGGTGTGTAGATGGTCTGGCTCTGGTTAATTGGTGGTATGATAGCTTGTGCGGTTTTGATATGGTGGTGTGTAAGACAGTGGTCTTGGTGGTGAGCGATTAAAACGAATACGAAAGAGAACGAATATGAACCTGCCGAAAGATGTGGATACCCTATCCGATTCATTCAAGGAGCTACCTTCTGAACGCAAGGCGGAAATCATCGAACACCTGAAGGCGACGCACGAAGGCCGTCGCAACGCAACGCTCGCCACGTTGCTGGCAAACGGCGGCAAGGAATCAGCCTTTGTGAGGCATATCTTCGGGAAGGATGTGCCGGAAGTGGGCGAGTCTCCGAACAACAAGAAGATCAATCCTCCGCAGACAAAGGCCATGTTGCCACCATTGCCGCCTGGCAACAAAGGTAACTGATGCAATCTTCGCAAGACCAGATGCCCGCGTCAGCCGAGCGACATTTCGAGATCCTGAATGACGGGACGGAGATTGGGGTTCATTTGACCAAGCATCCGAATGAGGTCATGACGACTATTAACGGTGTCGAAGTGCCAGCAGCAGGCATTGAGCGTGTCAAGGTGCGCAAGGTAGCGTTGCGCGACATTCAGAAGCTTTCTGAGGTCTTGGGCAATGAGATCAGTGAAATCATGGTGATGACTGGCAAAGAGCAAGCATGGGTAGAAAGCTTGGATGATGATTCCTTTGAGGCGCTCATTGAGGAGGGGCGCCGGCTAAATTTTTCGCGTTGCAGCAAATGGCTCAAGCGCAGGATGGACCTGCTCAAGGCAATGGGTCAAGGAACGGTGTTCGACCGGGCGGTAGAAACCGCGGTGCAAAAGGTATCGGACCGGCTCGGCAAGTCGGACTCGCAACCATCTGCGAGTTCTTAGTCAGTCAGGGGCACGATGCCAATCGGCTCCTTGATTACTCTCTGGAAAAACTTCAACTCTTCTACAGCGAAGCAAAACGTCGGGTATCAGAAGAGCAGTGTCAACAGGACTTGAGAATGCTGCGACTCTACCGGACGGCGATTGTTTCCACCATAGACAGGAAGGGGGTAAATCATTATAAGGAGCAGGAGAAAGCATTGTTGAGCGCTTGCGGCTTCGATGTGCCGCAAGACCCAGGAACGAACAGACAACGAGCAGCGAACACGTTAATGAAGATGGGCGCGCGACGACGAAGGTAAAATGGAAGAGAGCATCCGCATAATTCTGGAGGCAGTGGAACGCGCCAAAGGCGTGTTGACGCAGACCGTGGCTGATATTGACCGTGTGACAGCAGCGACGAAGCAGCAACAGGGAGCGTTCACCAAAATCAAGGGGGTTCTTAGAGAGCATGACAGGCTTTTCTTTCGACTGAAGATAGCAGCAGCGGCAGCGGCCGCAGCATTTGTGCTGTTGATTAAACGCGCTTTAGAATCGGCGGAGTCACTGAACAAGCAAGCGGATGCGTTAAGTGTGACGACAGAACGGCTATCGGAGTTACGCTTCGCGGCTTCCCTTGCAAATATAAACAGTCAAGAGCTAGCAAGCTCACTCGACGTACTCCAGAGAGCTTTGGCTGATGCGCAGAAGCCCGGGAGCGAGATGGCGGCAGTATTCAAGCATCTGAATGTAGCGACGACGGATGCAGTCGGCAAGATTCGCGATCCGATTTCAGTGTTGCTTGATCTAGCGGATGCGTTTCAGCGCAGTGAAGGGGCAGCGGTCAAGGCTGACATAGCACAGAAACTGTTTGGGCGCGGTAGCCGGGAATTCATCGCATTCCTGAATCAAGGAAGTGCGGCATTGAAGGCTCAGGCAGTGGAAGCAGGCGAGCTTGGTAATGTTTTGACTAAGCAGACGGCTCAGGGAGCAGATGATTTCAATACTAGTCTCACAAGGCTTCGGGCTGGGATCACTGGCCTTACGAATCAGATTCTTGCGGAGCTTCTGCCGACATTGCTCTCGCTTTCGGCTGAACTGGTCAAGATTGAGAAGGAGCAGATTGCATCAGGAAGAGGAGCATCTACGCTTTCGGAGCAATTAAAATTTGCTGCCAAGGGCGTGATTATTTTCACGGGTGGATTGCAAGCGTTGGCGCAGGTTGTGGGCGTAGGAATTTCCATCCACATAAATTTCCTCATCAATCTCTTTACCGCGGTGGTTCAGATAGGAGCCGTGCTCGGAGAAACGATTGGCAAGCTGGTGACATCGTTCTTCAATTTGGGAAAGGCTCTGATCGAGGTCATAAAGCAGGCGACGATATTCGGAGATGTATTTCAAAAGATAATCTCTCGCGATTTCAAGGCTGCCTTCAATGCGGGCCAAGCCGCCATCAGAAATCTGGGCAGCACGGCGAAAGTGGTCGGTGAAGATTTCTCAGCAATATTTGGAAAGGTAGCCAAGATCGTTCGGGAGAAAGCCGCGCTGACCACGGGTCAAACGAAGGTGATGGTCGAAGACACTTTGGCCAACATTGAGGCATTGGCCGAGAGAACAGCTCGATTGCTTCGGGCCATCAATGCTCCATCAGCATTGCCGGGTGCTCCGCCCAAAGTAGCCAGGACGACTTTAGAGCCGGTGCCTGATAGCAAGGCAGCTCAGGATGCTCTCAAACTGCGGGCTCAGATAGCGGCGGAGACGGGGAAAGCTTTGGCGGAGCGCAAGGAAGCAGACGCAAGTATTCTGGAATCGGGTATCCAGACCGATAAAGGAATTGTGGAGTCTGCCAGACTACGGCAAGAAGCTTTGGCTATCCTGCTTGATGCGGAACTGGCTGCGGAGGTGGCTGCCAACGCGCAACGCAACGCTGAGATTGATACGTTAGGAATATCTCAAGAGGAAAAAGATAATCTGCGTGAGGAGGAAGCGCAGCGGCATCAGGAAAGAATGACTGCGATTGAACGGAAAGGCGCAGCAGACCGGGTCAAAAATGAGGCTCTCACCGAAGCAAGAAAAAGACAAATTCGTGAGGATGGGCTTGACTCGTTTATGAGTATTTTGGGGAGCACAGCGACCATCGCAAGGACATTTGGAAAGAAAGGTTTCTTGGCTTACAAAGCGCTGGCGATTGCGGAAGCGGTGATTGCTGGAACCCTTGCAGTGCTCAAGCAATTGGGTTCTGGAGACCCGTATTCTGCACCATTTCGCGCTATAGCTGCGGGAATTGCAGCAGCCGCACAGATAGCAACGATTGTTGCCACTACAGTGAGCTACGCAGAAGGTGGTTTGGTGCCTGGAACCCCATCGCGGCGTGACAATCGAATCGCAACCGTCGCGACCGGGGAATATATCTTTGACTCGGATACAGTCTCAGCGATGGGACCAAGCTGGTTTGCGAAGCTCCACGAGATGATCCGAATGGGGGAGTTGCCAGGATTTCAGGGCGGAGGATTGGTGCCTCGGCCGGTTGTGAGTTCAAGCTTCGGCTCAACAACGAGCGCAGCACGTCAAGCAACAGGCGCGGATACGAATGTGACTGTAGGTTTCGTGAACAGCCGGAATAGTCAGAGAGATTTCATGCGGCAGGAAGGCGTCCGCATCGTGGCTGACGAACTGAGAAAACGCAGCAACCGAATATCATCATGAAATACATTCCGCTCCTCTTGATTCTGACTGCCTGTTCTTACGTGCATCCCATCGGGACCATCAGCGACAAAAAGCTTCACAAGGTATCGCTTGGTTCCATTTTTGGAGCAGCACAAACAATGATTGTGGTAGAGGACACCAATACGCATGAAGTCACGTTCATGACGCCGGTTGGTGGCAACGGAATCCTTCCGTCAGCAGTAGTGGCTGGAAGTATCATCGGTGGCTCAGCGTTAATCGCCAGTGGTCGCTATGGTGATCAAGTAACCGTGAACCAATCTGGCAATGCCAGTTCTTCAAGTGCGGCATCTGCGACGGCGAATCCCATGATTCAAGATCCGAATCCTGCGCCGATGATTCCGAATAGGCCACCGTGGGGACCAAGGTGGAAATGAGTGTCCCGCAATACAAAGGAGTCGATATCCCGGTGTTCAGCACACAGCCGAACTGGAGCACGCCGCCACGCCTTGGAGTGGATTACGGCGACATCGTGACGGAGGCGCTGGACACAAGCGAGGAACGAATCGGGACACGGCCACGGCCACTTTACAAGCTAACGTATCAAACGTTAACGCTCACGGGACAGGAGATGGGCTACATCAGAAGGGTTATGGAACTGGCGCAGTCAATGCCGATGCTGATGCCGGTCTGGCATGATTACGTTC